GTTTTTATCTTGCATCAAGCCCTCTCGCAAAGAGCATTAAAACTTTACAGGGTGTCCAGTGGCGTTGATCCCTCGTCACCGATCTCGTTTTCTCGTTCCCTCGTTCTCGTTCACGCACTACCCGACCCCGTCCCTGCGAAGGGATGGAAGGATCTCCAGGCAGCGTTGCTTCAGGTCTAGTTCCTCGTTCTCGTTTTCTCGTTCTCGTTTGTTCGGTAGCCGTTTTCCTATTACCTTCCGCTGCAGGAGCTGGTCTGGGACGCTGGTGCTTCAGGACTGTCGTGCCTCGTTTTCTCGTGAAAGGACAATGGCTAATGGACACTTGTCACCTGCCATCTGGAGCTACCTGGAGGCAGCGTAAAAAAAATAAAAAATAAAGGTTGACATTTGTCTTATCGTAGCCTATCTATATAGATGACAACAAAAGGAGAAAATATGATGCAAACAATACTATTCGAACTAACCATTGTTGGTGGTGGCCTAGCGCTGCTAACTTTATTTGGAGTCATCCAATGGTAAAGTTCTACGAAGTCGCGTACAGCGAACACACTGTGCACCACAAAAGATTCAAGGCATCGTCACAGGAAGCTGCAATTGCAAAAGCTCGTAAAAATTTAGAAACACATTCCTGGGATGTAAACAAGGCCAAGAATTGGGAGCACGGTTCAGGTGAAGGTGGCCAGCTTGAGGTCATCGATATCCTAGACAAGGAGGATGGAAATGCCGTTAGAGATTAGTGCAAAAGACATCAAAGATGTGAAAGAGAAAACTACGCAGGAGGAGTTCTCGGATTGGCTAGAACAATGTCCCGTTGATTGGGAGTGCATAGCCTCTGCAGAAGATCCTTCAGGCCAGGTCTTCGAGCGTTACCTTTTCAAGATACCGAAGGACGAAGAATAATGCTTGGGTTTGTCGTTCTCGTAGTTGCCGTTGTCGTTTATCCTGAAGCTACAGGTACATTGCTGTGGATCACCATCTCCCTTCTGGTGCTGGCTTCAGGAGAAGCAGGTAGTGGTTTGACATCTTTAAAGTTCTGGTAAAATAATGTTTGACATATATCCCATCTGTGATAAGTTCAAACAAAACCAACAAAGGAGAAAAAGATGGGCTTAGATATATACGCACATACAAGAAATCAAAAAGTTGATTTCGGTAAAGTGTTTGAAGATGATTACGAGCCGTGTAAGCACGGTTTCTATTGGAGAAAACATTCTCGTCTTCAAACATTTATGGCAAGAAAATTTGAAGAGGTAAATGACACTACTGATGACTTTAACGGTCAGGAGTTAGTTCTCACCAAGGAAATTATTAGCGACTTGCGTAAAGAAATCGATAGTAATTATTGGGAAAGTTTTTGTTCAGGCGGTTTCTTTTGGGGACATCAGTTCCAAGAACAAATGGTTAAAGAGTACGAAGAGCGAGACAAACTTTTTTGCGATTGGGCTTTGGCACAATTAGAAAAAGGCGAAGAAGTTATTTATGTTTGCTCGTGGTAAAAAAAGAATTGGACTAAACTTTTAAAATAGTTTAGTCTAGTAGTTGCCGTTGTTGATGAACGTGTATACGCTAGTAGTCCAACGGCAGTCCTTATGAGTGGTCTTTTGTCAGAGTAGCTCCTGTTTTAGACCACTCGCCAATCCTCGTCTCGTTCTCGTTCCTCGTAAATTAAAAATTAATTTTTAACATACCTTCCACCATCTGGAGCTGGGATCTCCAGATGATAAAAAAAATATTTTGAAAATTCTTCTTGACAAATAACTTATCGTATCTTATCTATATAACTGAGCGGCAATCGGGGCGTAACGCAGAACAAGCAAGTGGCCGTAGTCGCTCAAGCACCTAATGCGTGCTATCCGTTCTGCAGAATGGGTAGCTGAAGAACTCGTACGGGAATGAACCATCGCTGAGTTAGGGTGCAAAGGTAATACAGAAAACCTGTATTCGCAAAAATTGCCGCCTCTAGCAGGCCGCCTTATAGCGAAGCTAAAATACTGTGACACGGTTTGCCCAGCACCAAGGGGAGTTTCCCAAAGCTGGGCGTAACAATTAACAAAGGAGAACTAACAATGACACAAAAAATGTTTACTAAAGAACAATATGAAAAGCTCGTGGCTAATTACAAGGCGCAGGATGGATCTAAGACATTCAAAGCCGTGGTAAAGCTCTTCAATCCTTCAGGACTCGGTACTTGGTATTTATCAGAACTAAATCCAGAAACTAATGAAGCCTTCGGACTCTGCTGTCTTCTGGAGAAAGAACTAGGCTATGTGTCTATTGATGAACTCAAAGAAATAAAATGCGCTCCCTTCGGTTTGCCAATTGAGAGGGATAAGTTCTTTACACCAAAGACGCTAGAAGAATGTGAGGAGCTAAGATAATGTTTATATTCTTCTTAGTGCTCGTTGCCGTTTTGATTGGACTCTTGGCTGGTTAACAGCTGCTGCATCACTGCAGGAGCTCCTTCAGGACGAAGATGTCGTTCCTCGTTGGACAAGACGGAAATGTATATGATCGCACACATACCATCTGGGACGGGGGGAAAGTTCTGGAGTGATTGGACTGAATTTATTAACAAGGAAAATATTTTAAAAAATATTTTTCTAATGTATTGACTATGCCTAAAAAATAACTATCTTATCTAGAATAAGATAAACTTAATTATCTTATTTAATTGAGAGGAAACACAATGACTAAAGCAAAAGCAAAAATGCCTTTAACAAGTCAGGCGGATAAGCGAGTGCTAAAATCATTTATATTCCAAAGCTACCTTTTAAAGAAATATCAAACTTTAAAAGCTGATACAAAAGATGTGGTTAAGGGTATATTTGAAAGAGCAAAACAAAACGCAATTATTGTTGATAACGATAGTTGGGTACAGAAAATTGAAAGGAAACAAAGACGATTTGATAGTTCTTCTTTCATTGAGTATGTAAAAAAGTCAGGCGATCATAAGTTGCAATTGATGATCAATGGCTTTTATAAAACAGTTGATACTTTGGAATTTAAAGCTTTCAATAATCAATTGGAAAATAAAAAGAAAGGTAGTGCTAATGCCTAATGATAATAATAATTTGCCTACTACTCTTATTAGTTCTTTACTTGCTAAAAAGTTAAGCGGTAATATTACTAATGATCAAATGCATACTTTAACCAATGACTTTGATAAGTCTATCAATTGGAAACTGTTGTATAAAACTTTAGAAAGTTCTGTTGAGGAATTTATATTGTTGAACAATGGCAACCCTACTGTTGATGGCTTTAGAGATAAGACATTAAATAATTTAAGTGAGGTCGTGCAATTATTGATCGGCAATACACCAAAGCACAACGATTAGTTAGATAACCACACACACCCGCTACCGCTAACGCGGTGGCGGGTTTTCTTTATTACAGCACAACCCATAGAGGTACCAAGCCCCCCCTGGATCTCAATTTTTCTTTTCACCTACCCCAGTCCCCCTTTTCCTTGATTATGTTACTATGACGAGGGGCTTTACAACCAGTTTTACACACGTATAAGGTACCAAATAGATATGAATACAGAATTATTAACTACTGATCAATTACGAGACAGAGTAGAAAAGTTATCTATTGAACATATCAAATTATGCCAAGATAATTTTTTATATTTTGCACAAACTGTTTGGCCTGATTTTATATGTCGTAAAGAAAGGGACCCAAAAAAGTGGGGCCACCATCAGCACATTGCTTCTGAATTAACTCATATTGCAAAAGGCAAAGGAGGGAGGCTCATTGTTAATATGCCTCCTAGACATACTAAATCTGAATTTGCATCATACCTGTTTCCTGCTTGGTACATTGGAAAGTATCCTAAGAAAAAAATAATGCAGGTATCACACAATGCTGAACTATCAGCAAGGTTCGGTTCTAAGGTTCGTAATTTAATTGATAGCCAGGAGTATAAAAATATATTTGGAGATGTTAGACTAAGAGAAGATAGTAAGGCTAAAGGCCGATGGGAGACCAATCACGGTGGGGAATATTTTGCAGCGGGTGTAGGCGGTTCTATCACAGGACGAGGGGCGGATTTACTTATTATCGATGATCCACATACTGAACAAGATTCACTTTCTGATTCAGCAATGGAAAGAGCATACGAGTGGTACTCATCAGGACCCAGACAACGTTTGCAACCAGGTGGAAATATTTTATTGGTAATGACACGTTGGGCTCAAGATGACTTAACAGGAAGGCTCCTCAAAGCACAATCTGATATAAAAGCTGACAAGTGGAACATAATAGAATTTCCTGCGATACTTCCTACAGGGACTCCTGTCTGGCCAGAATATTGGTCATTAGAAGAATTAGAAAAAGTTAAAGCATCCATTTCAGTTCGTAACTGGAACGCACAGTATATGCAGGACCCAGTTGCAGAAGAAGGTGCCATTCTAAAACGAGAATGGTGGCAACCTTGGAAAGGACAGGTTCCATCTTTGAAACACGTTATACAATCGTATGATACTGCATTTAGTAAAAAAGAATCTGCTGACTATTCTGCCATTACAACGTGGGGAGTTTTTGAACCTACACCAGGAGACAATTGTTTAATTTTATTAGATGCAGAAAAAGGTCGTTGGGATTTTCCTGAATTAAAAGCCGTAGCTTTAGAGGCATATAAATAT